TGACTTCAGTCTTGATGTTCTCTTTGAACGCCTTGGGCGATGCAGACTTTTTAAGCATGATTTAGGAACCCATCCAAGATCCAGACATTGTAGACCCACTAGACCGTAACGTCCTAGGCGGCTCTTTGTATTCTCGATGCGCCACAGGGTAAGCAAAGGTCACTGCCAACGCATCAGCAGCATCAGGACTCGCCAACCCCCTAGCCTTCATTTCCTTCTTTCCCTCAAGAAAGAGCGTACCGGCACTATTTGGCTTCTTCATGGGTCCGACCAGATCCGCTTTGAGTTGCCGATCTTTCGGAATGCTCGCAGACCGTAACCAGTCCCGCATAGCACCCCACATCTCTGCCCGCTTATTGCCCCACATTACCGGGTTCTTGGCCTTCCAACCAAAGTTCACCCCACGCACCTTATACCGCTGCTCCGTTAACCTGTCAAGTATTCCATACCCTAGACCGCCCTCATCAATTACCGTTAGCACCGGTTTGTATTCCTCAATCGCGTCAATCACATTTCCCACCGTGGTCATCGTATCGTCCCCACGGAACCGCTTAATCGCCACAATATCTCGGCCCTGCCTAACCACAATTACCGTGGCATCTAATCCACCTCGAGCAGGATCGACGCCAATGACAATCGGCGCGGTCGAATCCTTGTACTTCTCGCGCTGCATCGCGTCATCTACCAGGCGCGGGCCAATAAACTGGTCATCGCCACTTGCCGGGAATTCGCCGTACACCTCAACTCTCGCCTGCGGGGAATCTTCACCGTACTCGGCGATGATCTGCTCATAGGTGTTTTTGTCCGTCCCCTCCACTTCCCGCGCATCAATTTGCTTGCCCTTCCAGAAATCCCGCTTGCCGTGGAATGTTTCAAAGAAATACCCGCTGTTACGCCGTGGGTTGCTAAACGCGAACCAATATCGGTCCAAGATGTTCTCGGTAAAAAACCCGGCACCCACCGCCCAGATCGCATCTGGTATCCCTGATGCTTCGTCAAAAATCAGCATCATGCCGTCATGGTTGTGGACCCCGGCGTATGCGTCGGGATTCTCTTCTGACCACAGCTTGCCCTCTGCCGCCCAATAGCGCGTACCCTTCTTCAAATCTCGCTCAACCAGTTCGGTCAACCACGCCGCCGGCACGATCTTCGTTGCGCTGATCTCCCACCAGTAGCTGTTGATGATCATCGCCTGCCACTTGGTCAACTCACCCCAGGTCACCGAGCGCAACTGGCTCTCGCTGTTGGCGCTCACGATCACCGTTGAACCAATGCGGGTCGTCAACATCCACAAGATCAACCAACTCACCAGCGCAGACTTGCCAATACCCCGCCCGCTTGATACCGCCTCGCGCAGCGTTTCCATGTCAACCTTGCCTTGGTTGTCCTTGATGTGCTTGGCAATGTCTCGCAGGATCTCGCGCTGCCACTTCCTAGGCCCGCTGAACTTTGCCAGCGGCGTGTTCGCTTGACCCCACGGAAACGCAAACAACACGAACGCCTCCGGGTTGTCCGCAATCGTTGGCGACCAGAGTTTGGTCATCAAAATCTGTTCGTCTTCGGCGCTATAACGAGTTTTTTGCATTTTGGAAAATAAAAAAAAATTAGTGCGGCCCCACCGTTACCGTGACCGGTCGCCGCCGGCCCTACCCGGCCCCCTCGCCGCGCGCCCGGAGCCGCCGGCTGGCCCCGCCGCACCCGGTTCGGTAGCCGGACGGGGAATCAAATCATTGGCCTAACCCCTTGATTTCATTACGTTTTCCTCGCCGCGGTCGGTGACGTTACCCTCATTGTTACCCCCAACGTACTCAACCGTAACAGGCGTAACAACATCCGTAACAGCCGTAACAGCATCTGTTACGCCGAGTAACGGCGTATCCATCTCGACGATCTCAGCCTCAATCAACCTGGCCTGCGCCTGCGCGAGCGCGTCTGTGATGGAGATGTTGCCGCTCACTTCGATCTGCCGAGGCGCTTCGGTCCAGCGCATCTGCGTCTTTGTCCACCAGATGAGCGACGCTACGTCGCCAGCCATTGCCTTCTGGAACAGCGTCTGCCCGATGCCAGCGCTCGCCTTGGCGCGTCCGCGCTCCAGTTCCGTCATGAAATACTTGCGCAGCGTGGTCGTGTTTATGCCATCGCCAATCAGCGGTGCGATGTGATGCTCGGCGACGCCCCAGTTCGCCAGCTTCTCAACCATCTCCCGATCCTTGTCATTCGGCTCAAACGGATTGCGCCCCGCGTTCGGTCGAGCGCCTCCTCTCGCTTTCTTTTCTTGAACTGACTTTTCGATTTTCTCCATTTCGTCATTTTCTCCTCAAAGTGAAACCTTTGCGCACCGTATCGACCCGCATCGTACCGTAACACCGTAACACTCTAAGAGTGTGTTACGTTACGTTACGGTAAAATCGCCTTTGCCGCCGTAACACGTTACGGCTTGTTACGGCGTGTTACGGTTGTTACGGACTAACTTTTAGAATGAGTTTAGCCCCTAATTCCCGATCCAGGACTACCCATCCCTTGTCCTGTTTGCCTATTATTTGAGCATCTGTCAAATCCTTGATGATCATCCCCGATCTGGCCGAAGCCTTCAGGTGCTGATCGACCACTGTGTTTTTGACGCCTTGCTCAAGCAAGAATGTCTTAAACGCCTCGCGTGCGATGTACGGCTGGTTGTTGGCAATCTCTGCACCGCCAACAAACCAGGCCCGCTCCAAGTTGACCTTGTGCTCCGCTAACTTATCCTCCTTAGGCGTAGGAATACGCAGATCACCTTCTTGGAACATCTCAAACACGGCACCAGGTAGCGGCATCCCATCTTCGTCCTGCCAACCCAGATCCACCGGGCTAAGACATCCAAACCGATCTGCTGGGTCTGGCGCATCTTTCTGTTTGGTGCAGCTAACAATAATCTCGTGGCTTTTACCGTGAACCAGAATGCTCGCGTCCAATGCCCCGCGCCAGGCGCTAGAACCTCGCGCACGCTGTTTTGCCTCGCTGTTGTGTCCTAGGTGATGGATCAACATGGTCGTGGCACTGAGAGCCATTGAGACCACGTTACAGGCATTGATCATCGCCCTCGTGTCCTTGGCTGAGTTCTCATCGCCGCTCATATGATTGTTTAACGTATCAATGTTGACCAGCGCCACTGGTTCTGAGGTCAACGCCCGCACTGCCGCGATCACCTGCGCTGCCGCGCCTGGTGAGTCCATGTCTAGCGCCTTGTTGCTGATCAGAAGGTTGTCCAAAGACTGGACGCCCTTTGCCTTGCACCAGCTAGCCACGCGTTGGCGCATCCCATAGTTACCCTCGCCTGCCAGATACACCACGATGCCGGGTTTAGTCCGGATGCCATGCCAGTTGATTCCGCTGGCAATGCAACAGGCCATGTCCAAGGCAACGAAGGTTTTGCCCACGCCAGACTCGCCGTACATCATGGTTGTTGCATATGCCGGCAACCACCCCTTCACAATCCACGGCACAGGGCTTGGTTGGCCCAGGAAGCTTGTTGCGCGGGTCAGGAAATAGTCCGATGTGGGTGGTTCGGCCAAAAGTGCTTCTGCGGCCTCTGAGCCAATTGCAGCGCTTGCCGCCACATCCCCATCTGGTTCGTAGCGTGCGACTGATCTTGCAATCTGTTTGATCTCGCTAGATGGCAGTGGGATCTCGCAACGGGTTTCGTTAGCTACGCTGATCGCGGCCAGGATCTCGGCCTCCGTCATACCAAACGAACGCATGGCCCCGGCGAGGCTGGTCAAGCCATCGTTACGGTTACCTTGGATCAGGTCACCGCTAGTGGTCGGTGCTACCTTGCGACGCCCGAGGTGTGGCATCCACGGCTCTGGAATTCTGGCTGGTGCTACGCCATCAAACGGATCGCTTGACGCTTCCCACTCGTAGGCGCGGTCCTCAATGGTTGACGGGTACACAAGAAAATAGCGCCCGTCAGAAAGCAGATCGATACCGTCTGCTAACTTGCACGATCTGACGCCATCTGCGTGCAACGCCAAGAAATGTTGCCCACCTCCGGCGGTCAGTGCCATGGCCCCATCTGGCAAAGGGCCGTGTTCGGACAGCCAACGCTCCCAACTCTGGTCCCCGCCGTTGCGTGGGTCAATGTCAAACACCACGATTCCGCTGGCGCTGCCGCAGGCGATGCCGATATTCAGGTTCGGGTTCTGCGCCCACCAGCGCTTGATCTGTTCTGGGTCTTTGGTCGCGTCGTTGACACCGTGGGCGGTGGCCGGGATCTTGCCGTTTGGTACTACGGGCAGGACGCACCAACCCCATTCTGCATATCGCAGCGCTGCTTCAATCTTGCTCATGGTCTGCACGCAACTTCCCCTCTGTCTTGACTTCAATCTCGTACTGGCGGGCCATCGGCGGGTGTTCCCCCCACCTGTATATGACCTGGGGCCACACCCCCAGAGCATCTGCTAGCCGCTTAAGGCTACCAAAATGCTGGATTGCTTCCTCTGTTGTCACTTTTTTTCCACTCCGGTTGAAACTCTGTGTTGACACTCTAAAGTGAAACAGGTAAAGTAGCAACAACTGCACGAACTGATGGCCAGACGGTGCAGCAAAACAGAGGTGACAAGATGAACGCAGCCCAAGCAGCAACGGTGCAAAATCTGACAAGCAAGCTTGACAGCTACAACCGCTTCTCCGACTTCTCAGCTAGAAACGGTGTCATGGTTTTCAGCGTTGAAGAAAAAAACGACGCCACCTTCTTGATTGCTTCAAACGAAGAAATCAACAAGCACGAAAAAAACCTCTTTCTGATGGCACAGATCGGACCTCGCGGCGGCGTCAAAGTCTACGCCAACGAAAACGTCCCTGCCCACATCATCAAGTAAATTTAAGGAGCCACAAAATGCAAAAAACTTTCCAAAAAATTCTTGATGCAAAGCCTTGGGTACGTCGCATTGTTGACGAACGCAAACACGGAGGGAGCATTTTTGTGACCCTCTACGATAGTTACATTTGGCGCGATAGCCCCGATTGCCGCGTCCAGGCTTTTGACACGATGAAAGAAGTAAAACAAAAGACCGAATTTGACTGCGTTCTCAGCGCCGAAATTGCAAACTAAATGAATTAATCAGGAGTTTGAAAATGGTTGAAATTAGCTACGAACTTGATATTTCAAGATCTTTATGGGCGCAAGCAGCAGAAGCCGCTTCTGAAGTTTTGCGTAAGTTAGGCCGAGCAGAAAAAAAAGTTATCAAACTATCGGGCAGGGAGAAATCCATGTTGCTTGGAGAGATTGAGGTTCTACACGCTCAATACAAAGTGTTGTCAACAATCAACTCCACAAGATGGGATGAGTACAAGCAGGTCGAAGCAAAAAATCTAACTACAAGCGCCTGACCAAGGGCGCTTGAAGATGGGTTTTTCCATCAACCAAGGAGAATTTATGGAAGACAAAGACTACCAAGACCCGCTCTGGGTCACTGCGATTGTGTCGCTGCTGGTTGGCGTTGCCGCTGGCGCTTGTTTGTTCTACGGCCTGTCAGGAGGAATCTGATGGCTATTCAACTTAAACGAACCAAGGAAGCCACCGCGCAGGCGGTCAAGCTGTTGGTTTACGGTCAAGCAGGAGCGGGCAAGACCAGCCTGATTCCAACGCTGCCTACGCCGGTCATCCTGAGCGCCGAGGGCGGTTTGCTATCGATTGCCGATACCAACCTGCCGTTCATTGAGATCACCAGCATGGATGATCTTAGGGAGGCGTACAAGTGGTTGAACGGCAGCGCCGAGGCTAAGGAGTTCCAATCGGTTGCGTTAGACAGCATCTCGGAGATTGCTGAAGTGGTTCTCAACACTGAAAAGAAGGTCAACAAGGATCCACGCGCAGCTTACGGTGCGATGCAGGAACAAATGGCAGACATTATCCGAGGCTTCCGTGACCTGCCCGGTAAACACGTCTACATGAGCGCAAAGCTGGAAAAAACTCAAGATGAGATGGGCCGGGTTTTATACGCCCCCTCAATGCCGGGCAACAAGACTGGTCAGAGTCTGCCTTATTTTTTCGATGAGGTGCTCGCCCTGCGGGTTGAGAAGGATTCGGACGGCAACACACGCCGCGCACTGCTAACTGACGGTGATGGTCTGTGGCTGGCCAAGGATCGGTCTGGCAAGTTGGAAGTCTGGGAAGACGCTGACTTGGGAGAGATCATCAAAAAGATTGGAGGTTCTGCATGACCTCAATCTTTGATGACATCACCCTTGACGATCTGGCCGACCGCTGGATCGTCTACAAAGAAACCGAGAAGATTGCGGTAGAAAAGCGACGCGAGATTGAAGATCAGATTGCCTGCCGGTTGAACTTTCCCGAAACGTTTG